AACAAAACGCCACGGTTGTTGTTGTCGTACTGCTTATTCACAGGGTCACCTTTTCTAGTTTGTTAAGTTTGTCGTCCAACTCTTGCAGGAAAGTAGTTACCTCCTGCTCAAGTATCTTGATGTAGTCGTCATCACGCGGGACGCGCACGACTAACAGTTGCAGCCGCTCGGGCAAACGCGGGTCGTAGGACACGAAATCGCACCACGGTCTGCCCGTGCAAGCCATCTGCCATTGCATCTGCGTGAAGTATTTCAAAGGGGGAAGTTCTGCCAACACATACTCAAGGTGAGTAGCGGTGTTAGGGCATTTGACCTCTATCAAACCATCCTCGGCAAACCCGTCGGGGGAGGCACCAGACATCGCAACGGTCGGGTGGTCTATAAAGCCGACATCCTCAACCAGTATCCCGGTCTTTGCGGCGTAGGCTGCTTTGGCGTTCGGCTCCTGCTCTGTCCCCCACTCCATCGCGGCGTTAGTGAACGAGGATGCCTTCTGGCCTGTCAGTCGCTCAACCACAAGGTCAGCCATGTAGTTTGCGCGGCCTGCGCCATATCCGCTTTTGGTTTTGGCAATGACATCCGCAACGCGGGAGGCTGTGACCTTGCCAAGCCGCGCCGCAAACCAGTCGTCTGTACGCTGTTCCATTAGGCTAGTTCCTTCTTGCGTGCGCTAAACGCATCCATGTGTGCTGCGCGGATGGCGGGGTCAAGCGACTTGAAGAGGGCAACAAGCGCAGCCGCGTCAGTCACAGACGCAATCTGCGCCAGCACTTCGGGGTTAGGTTCGGCCTTTTCCGACTCGGGCAAATCCTCGCCTGCGTAAATGTAAAGGCCGAGGCCGTGCATGGCGATGGCCTTTGTAAGACAACGCATGATGGCGCTATTCACGGCAAACGCATCAGGGTTGACGATTGCCCGGTTCCGGTTGTCCATCACCGGCAGGACGCAAGTCTTGGTGTTACCCTTCACCTCGACCGACACCTTGACCATAGCGGTGCCGTCCGGCAGGAACATCGCAGGGCGGTCGGCCCATTCGTGCGCGTTCCACCACGCGCCGGGGTCGAGTTTCAACACCTCAGCCCACGCCCATGCCCATGACAGGTAAGACAGGTTGCCTTTCTTTTCAACATGGTCGTTGACATTGATTTTTAGAAGGTCTGACATTTCTTGCTTTCCTCAATCATTTGTTTAAGTTCGCGGCGCAATTCGTTGTGGCGGTCGATATCGGCTTGCGTCCAAGTAAAGATGACCGGCTCGGTGTAGTACCGATGCTCCTCACACTCGCGTTGCTGTTGCCAGTCGTCCATCAGAAAGTCCTCACAGCAAGCCACGCTAAAGCGGCAAACATGGCAAACGAGAACAGGTACAGGCCAACGGTTTTCATATTGAAGCCCTCGCCATCTGTAGGGCTTGAAACATCAGCCGTTGGTTGGTTCGAGCGCAAATAACAAACGCTGCACGGATGTCTGCGTGCGCTCTTGCGTGCTTCATCGCAAGGTCACGGGCTGCTCTGGATTCACCTGCTGCAATTGCCCATCTGATTGAGGGCGGCAGGTGTTGGGGGATGGGTCGCATATCTGTTGCTCCTGTCTGTGGAATTAGTCGTTAGTGACTATGGTAAAAGTATGGACTATTAATTAACCGGGGTCAACACTTATTTTGAAAAGGCGGGGTGGCAGTCCCCCGCCGGGAGTGGGTTAGGCTTGCAATTCCTTGTGGAACCGAGCCGGGACTTTGACGGCAACGCGACCGTAGGCATCTTCAAAGAAGGCGGGCAACTTGCCGTCCGCGATGTACGACCAAGCGGTGCTAATCAAATCGCCGTCAGCGTTATACATCCGGCGCTCCACGCCAATGTCGATGTAATGGCTGTAAGGAACGGTGAGCGAGTCAGCGTAACGCTTGGCATCGGCGTAGGTGTCGAAGTGGTTGCTGTCAACGATGTCGTTGCAGCCGTCGCGGTAGTCCTCGATAAGTTCTACCGTCCATTCGTAGTAAGCGGGCATATCTGTTGCTCCTGTTTGTGGATTGACTCGACAGGGATAGGTTAACACAGGTTACGGGTATGTCAACACCCCCCTTGAAATATTTTTCACAGGCGTTAACTTTCACGGCATGGACATTCAAGCCGCCCTAGCCGTTGCCGGTAGCAAAGCCGCCCTTGCCCGTAAACTGGGAGTTAGCCGCCCTGCTGTCTCACGGTGGGTCAAGGCAGGGAAACTGCCTGCTATGCGGGTATGGCAATGGAAGGCGCTAGAAGCCGTCACCCCGCAGATTACAGCCGATTCTACGCCTACCCCCGGCTGACCCTCACCCCTGCCGTAAAGCCGCTATAAGCGATTCTGCGACCCCCAGAAACGACAAACCCCCGCACATGGCGGGGGCTTGACGGGCCGGGGGGAATGGCCTTACGCTTGAGATGCTGTTCTCGCGTGATGGTTAATTTACACGGCTGTTCTAGTCGTGTCAAACACCCCACCACGCAGCCCCTCGACATGGGTTAAATCTGTCGGCGAAGGGCCGTTCGTTTGGAACGGGCTGGGCATCGCTTACCAAAGTCCAGCGGGTCTAAACAACCGTGGCTATACGGGCATTTAGGCATGACCTCGCTACCTTCCGATTTAAGGGGGGTAGGGGGGTCATTCCCGGGCTTCCGAGCATATGGGGTGTAAGAGTGAGATGGGTAGTCAACAGTAGTCAATCTGACTACATGAGAGAAAGAAAAAAACAGAATCAATCAAGATTGGTTCAAGCAGAAATTTGGGCAAACGCACAACTAAAAAAAACAGGAAAAAAATGGTCGCGCCAATCGTTATGGGGTTGTCGAATATTTGATTTTTGGTGCGCCGAACTAGGAATTGCGGTTGAAATTGACGGCATCGACCATGATGCGGATTACGATGCTGCGCGAGATTTTTATAACTACTACCGCAGCGGCATCATTGTTTGTCGCGTTCGCAACTACAATCAGTCGGACATGGATGCTGCGTTGCAAACCATTGCAAGCGCTGACAACTGGAAAGACAGAAAACAAAAAATGCGGCAAGAGTTTGGGCTAGCCCCAACGGATAGTTTTCGGAAAATTTTAAAACTTAAAGGCATTCCCAAAGCACATGGCAGTTGGGAGCCGAAACTAAGCCCGAACTAAACTTGTTGCGTTCACCTGAGTTAACGAGTATTCTCAAACCTCCACAGACAGGAGACTACGATGCACGAATTAGACGAACAGGCTTGGGAGCAATGGGCGGCTTATCGAAAAGCCATTCGCAAAACCATTAAACCTGCCAGCGAACACGCCGCAAAACTCAAACTGTCGCGCTTTGGTGCTGACCAACAGGCCGTGGTCGAGCAGTCCATTGCTAACCAGTATCAGGGGCTGTTCGAGTTGAAGAAGTCCGCACCCCGCTTTGGTGAGAAGGTCGAAAAGACCGACAAGCAACGCGCAGCAGATGCCGCTCGTCACGCTGAACAAGACGAGTGGAATGCAAGGGTGTGGAGCAAGCAAGAACCAACCCCGCTGAACCGTCTCAAACTCTGTGAGGCATATCTTGCTCGATTAACCATCAGCCCTGATGCGGATGCGATGGAGCGCCTGAAGGACTCAACCGCCGCCGCGTTGCGGTCAGCGGATGCAGCCGAGGTGCTGGGTCACCCGCATTTGATGAGCATGGTGCGTCAGTTGTTTGGTGAACGCGGTCTGAACAAACTCAAAAAGCGAGAGGTGCAATCGTGAAGGCAACAATAAACGATATGTGGGATGCGTTGAAGGCGTACCAAGTACAGGCAAACGCCGACGGTCACGGCCAGTCGTGGCAAATAGCGTGCCAAACAAAAACCGTAGCCGACATGGACGCTGCAATCGAGGATTCGAGTGAACGGATGCAGGAAGCCGACCCCGATTACGAACGGATGCAGGAAACCGACACCGATTACGAGTTGTTTGGTGGTCGCCCGAATTTCGACTACGAGCGTATTTGGACGGCAGGCGAGGCGATGATTAACGCGGTATATGTGATGCAATCGGATGTTTCGCAGCAGGAAAACATCACGATGGCGATTCGACTCATCCAAAAGGCGCAGGAAATCGGATGACCCGCACCTGCAAACAATGCGGGGAAAAGTTTAGCGGCGCTTCGGCTATCCTCCAGCATCGCAGCGGTGCGTGTGGCGGCGAGGAACTGCTAAAGTCTCGCGGCTGGGTCAAAACCAAAGCGGGTTGGGTATCACCACAACGCGCAGCGCACGACAAACGCCGTGGAGTT